GTTATGATGTAATAGTAATTGTTTCAGATAAATTAAGTAAAGCAACTTTTACAGGAATAATAGGAGCAGGAACACCAGGAATTGCATTTTATAAAAATAAAGTATCCATAGGAGATAAATATAACACTAATCTAGGTGGAACTCAATTATGGGGAAATTTATTTGCTAATGGAATTAACTTAGATTATGTAGTAGCTTCAGGTATTTCTAATGGATGGATATACAGGAAATGGAAAAATGGATTAGCAGAATGTTGGAAAAAAGTAGACTTAACAGGTGGAGCTTTTAGTCCAGCTTGGGGAGAAATATATCCATTTAGTGCATCAACAGGAGAAATTAATTATCCATTTGCATTTAAAGAAATACCTATTGAAGTAGCAAGCATTAGTAGGAGTGGATCAAATGCATGTTTCTTATATAAAGAATCAGCTACAAGTAATACTATAAATCATACAGCTAATTATAGACCTGGTAAAGGTGGAGGAAATTTTTCTAATCAAACTATTACGGTATCAATTCAAGTAGTAGGTAAATGGAAATAAATAGAGAGGAGATAAGAAATGTTTAGAATTGACTCAGATAAAAATATAGAAATTAATAGAGGTGATACAGGAACAATAAAATTAACTAACAATGATGGTAATTTTGCTGTTGGAGATATAATTAAATTTTCAGTAGTAGAAAAAGGGAATTATAAGAATGTAGTTTTACAAAAAGAAATTGAAATTGAATCAGCATCCTCAATAGCTTATATTACATTAAATCCAAATGATACAAGAATAGGTGATGTAATAAGCAAAGCAATGACATATTGGTATGAAATAGAATACAATGGTAATCAAACATTAGTAGGATATGATTCCAATAAAGCTAAGAAATTTATTATTTATCCAGAAGCACCTAATAAGGAAGGAGATTAATAATGGATATTGAAAATGTTTTAGAAATGGATGTAAGTATAGAAAATAATGAAGAAAATATTGACGTTGATATATCAGAAGCAGGACCACAAGGATTATCAGCATATGAAATATATACAAAGCAAGGTGGAACACTAACTGAAACTGAATGGTTAGAAAGTTTAAAAGGGCAAAATGGAATAACACCAAATATAACTATTGGAACAACACAAACACTAGATGCAGGAAGTAATGCAATAGTACAAAAGACTGGAACTACATTGAATCCAGTTTTTTCTTTTGGAATACCTCAAGGAATACAAGGTGTACAAGGAGAAAAAGGTGATACAGGAGCCAAAGGAGATAAAGGTGATAAGGGAGAAAAAGGTGATACAGGAACTAGTGTTTTAGATTTTAGAGTAGTGCAAACACTTCCAACAACTGATATATCAGAAACAACTATATATCTTTTAAGAAATACTGAAACAACAGGTAGTAACTTATATGATGAGTATGTTTATACAAATAGCAATTGGGAAAAAATAGGAGATACAAGAGTTGATATATCTGGTAAATTAGATACATCAAAAGTTAAAAATATAGCTTCAACTACAGCTGGAGATGTTTATGATGTTAGATATATAAATACTATGATAGGTGATATAGAAAGTTTATTAGGAGGAATTTAATATGAGTGTAGCAAGTGAAATAACAAGACTTCAAAATGCTAAATCAGCATTAAAAACTTCTATAAATGCAAAAACAGATTCAAGTCATCAAATTAATAATGAAACACTTGAGGAGTATTCTGATTTTGTAGATAGTATTCAAACAGGTAGTGGTGGTCAACAGTATCGATTACCAGATGCTTACCAAGAAGTTGAATATATTGAAAGTAGTGGAACACAATATTTTAATACTGGCTACTATGCGAATGGTAATTCTCAATTTGAATTTGATATTACTTACAAAACAAATAGTGGAGTTGTTTTTGGAGCATATAATTCAGGATGGGCAACGGGATATGGGTACTACCATAACAACACATCAAATTATTATGAATATATTCATTATTATAGTAATAATTCTATAAATTATAGAGGTAGTACAAATACCACACAAAGCATTGTTATTGACAAAGGTTATGTATATATAAACAACGCTTTAATACATTCTGAAACATTAAAGACAATTGTTTTAAGCTACCCTACATATATTTTAGCAGGAAATTGGGTAGGTTCGAGAGCTGAACAACCAATTAGTGCGAAATTATATTTTTTCAAAATAAAAGAAAATGATTTACTTGTTCACAACTATATACCATGTTATAGAAAAAGTGATGATGTTATAGGTATGTATGATTTAATTGAAGAAGAATTTATAACAAACGCAGGAACAGGAGTATTTACAAAAGGACCGAACCACGATACACCTCTTGCAAATTTGCAAAACAAATCAATCTTAATAACCGAAAATACGATAACAAATGTTTCGTATGATAGTGGATATGACGGATTAGGAACGGTTGAAATAACCACGAATGTGTCAGGAAGTGGTGCCGATTTAACAGAATACTTTAATACAGAAATAACAAGTAGTAATTATAGTTATTTTGCAAGAGACAATCTTGTAAAAAAAGCACCAACAATTACCGTTAACACAAATTGTACGTCAATGCAGAACTCTTTCAACAGTTCTAAATTACAGACATTAAAGGTTATTTGTAGTCATACTAATTTAACAAATTTAAACGGTGCATTTAGAGACATGACGAAATTAACTAGTATAGATTTGACAGAATTTAATACAACATCCATTAAAGACATGAGTCTTATGTTTCATGGATGTTCATCATTATTATCTTTAAACTTATCAAATATAACTACACAAAATGTTACAAATATGAGTAGTATGTTTGGATCTTGTTATGCTTTAACATCAATTGATGTTTCACAATTTAATACAAGTAATGTTACAAATATGAGTAGTATGTTTGGATCTGGTTCAGCGTCTAGTATGGGATTTACAACATTGAATTTATCAAATTTTAATACAGAAAAAGTAACAAATATGTCTAGTATGTTTAGGGAATGTCAAAAATTAACATCATTAAATGTAAGTAGTTTTAATACAGAAAAAGTAACAAATATGTCTGATATGTTTACTGACTGTAAAAATCTAACCTCATTGAATTTATCAAATTTTGAAACACCACTCGTAACAAATATGTCAGGATTATTTTTAAGTTGTTCAAAACTAGAAACCTTAGATATTTCAAATTTTGATTTTTCATCAGTTACCTCATATGCAAGTATATTTAGACTTTGTGGTACTTCAACGGCAACAGGACTAACAAAAGTGTATGTTAAGGATGAAACAGCTCAAAATTGGATATTAAATCTTGGCACTAACGGTAGACCTTCTACTTGGACTACGGATAATGTAATAATAGCAGGTAGTGAAGCTGATTTAAGGAGTTGATAAAAATGGATAATAATTATATAGAAAGACTAGTAGCAGTAGAACAAAGAAGTAAATCTAATACAAAAAGATTAGATGAAAAAGACTCTAAGGATGCAGAACAAGATAATAAAATAGCAGCATTATCTGATGTATATATAGCTTTAACAAAAGTAAATGATAAAGTAGCTAATATAGAGGATAATGTTGAGGATATAAAGAAAGATTTAAGAGAAATAAAGGACAAGCCTAGTAAGAAAATGGATGCAATGTGGGGATACACAATGGCAGCAACAATATCAGGTATAATAACATTCATTTTTACAATAATAGGCTTGGTAATAGGATTAAGGAGGTGAAAAAAATGAAATTAAAAAAAATATGGAATAACAGAACATTCAGAACTTTTCTTCAAACTGCTCTAGCAACATTATCAGTTTATCTTGCAGATCATATCTATGATATTGATAGCAAAAAATTAATTTGCATTATTATTATGGTAGTATCAACAGCAGGATCAAAAATAATGCCTTTATTAAATGAAGAAGAAAAAACGAAAGAAGAGGTAACAAAATAATGACAGTTTTTGGTATAGACATATCAGTATGGCAAAAAGATATGAATCTAAATAAAGCAAAAGAAGAAGGAGCAAGATTTGTAATTATAAGAGGAATGTATGGCAATGCCAAAGATACAGCTTTTGATAATAACTATACTAAAGCTAAAAATGCTGGATTAGGAGTAGGAGTATATCAATGGGGAAGAGCAGTTAATGTAGCTCAAGCAAGAGAAGAAGCTCAGTTATTAATTGCTCATTGCTTAAAAGGTAAGATATTTGAATATCCTATCTATTATGATGTTGAAGATCCTTTATTATTGAAACTAGGAACTAATCAGACAACTGAAATAATAAAAGCATGGGCTGAAACAATAGAGAGTGCAGGATTTTATGCTGGTATCTATATGAATCAGTCTTGTTTTGAAAGTGAAGTATTAGGTAATGAGTTAGCAAAATTATATAGTCAATGGAGAGCAAAATGGACAACAGCTCAAAATTTACCAAAGAATGTAGATATGGTTCAATTTGGTGGAGAAGTAAACTACATTCGTAGTAATAAAATAGCTGGAGTAGTATGTGATCAAGATTATGCTTATAAAGATTTTCCAATGATAATAAGAAATGCAGGATTAAATGGATATAAAAAAAATTCTCCAATATTCGTTAGCACTAGTAGAAAATCAGTAGGAGAATTAGCTATTGAAGTAATAAATGGAAAATGGGGAAATGGAGAATCTAGAAAAAGAGCATTATTAAATGCAGGATATAATTATGAGGCTATACAAAAAGAAGTTAATAGATTATTAAATAATCATGGAACAACAGCTAAGTATTATGTAGTACAAGCTGGAGATAACTTAACTAAGATAGCTCAAAAGTATGGAACAACAGTAAATAATCTAGTTAGCTGGAATAATATTAAAAATCCTAATTTAATATTTATAGGACAGAAATTAAGAGTAAAATAAAAGAGTAGTGAACAGTATTGAACGGTACTGAACAGCTACTTTTTTTTATTTATCCAAATAATTTATTTTAAATTCTTTCATAAATAATTCATATGAATATCTACTCATAAATATAGTTTGAGATAATCTTTTGTAATATAAATCTAATTCTCTATCATTATGTATAGCAAATTCTCCCATAGTGTGATGTTTTAAACATAGTGGTATAACTAGTCCGTATTTAATAGAAAGATGTCTATATGAGCCATAAAACACTTCATGTAGGTTATCTTTTTTAGCACCACATATAATACAATGCTCTAGATCATTTGTTATGATACTAAATCTATTTCTATCATTTTTTTGATGCTTGTATGTATTCTTTTTTATTTTATAAAACGATTTTTTTACTTTTTTCGTTTTATACTTTTTATTACCACATTCCTGACAACAGGAAAGCAATATTTCTTTATTTAATAATTTACAAAATGGTTTTTCTTTTCTTTTTTTTAAATATATGCAATAATTCATAATATTCCTTTCTATATTATATAGTGCATATATAAAGAATTTGTTCGGGATTAACTTCCTCATATATGCAAATTAATAAAACCTTTATTTATAGGTGATTATAAGTTTCTCATTCTTTTTATCATAAACTATTTTATCAAATAATTCATGAGATATATCAAATTTAATTTTTTTATCAACTTCAGGATCTTTAAAAATTTTATATGCCTGTTCACATTTTTTATAAATAACTTTTTTTGATGGTATTTGTGTTTCTTTGATCTTTTTATTTGCAATTTCTAACTGACTTTGTAATTTTACTTTGTTTTCTTTGTATTCTTCTAATGTATCAATTCCATTAATATATGCTTCCTTAATTCTAATTAGTTTATTCTCTATAGAATTTAAATTAGATAAGGCTATTTTATACTCTGAATCATTCATATTATTAGAAGTAATATTAATATCAATTTTTTTAGTAAAATCATTTTTAATTTGTTTAATAATAGCATTTTCTACATCAGTAACTTTAACATAGTGAGAAGAACATCTACCATAAGTATACCCTCCACAATTAAATATAGCATAGTCTCTATCTTTTCTTTTAAAATAATACATACCATATCCACATTCACCACATTTTAATATTCCACGTAGCCAATGATTATGTTGAACCTGATTCTTACATTTCTTAAAATGCTCATCTCTATATTGCCATATCTTTTGTACCTTTTCAAATTTTTCTTCATCAATTATAGGTTCGTGAATACCTTTATAGTACTTATCTCTGTTTTTTACATATCCAGCATATGTTTTATTTTTTAATATCAAAGTTATAGTTTTTCTTCCCCATAACTTACCACGTGTTGATCTAATACCTAAATCATTTAAAGTGTTACAAATATGTTTGATATTTTCAGTATTGATAAACATATCATAAATAGACTTAACTAATTTGGCATTTTCTTCATGTATGACCAGTTTTTTATCTACCTGAGTATAACCAAAGGGTGCATAGCTTAAATGCTCACCACGTTCGGCTTTTTCACGTTTTCCACGTTTAACATTTTCAGATAGATTTAGAGAGTAGTATTCATCCATAGCTTCATATAAAGATTCTAATATAACTCTTTCTTTACCTTCTGTAAGAGGTTGAGTAATACTGATAACATTTATATTTAATTTTTTTCTAAGTAAAGTTTTATACATTACAGATTCATCTTTGTTCCTAGCAAATCTACTAAAATCATATACTAATATTATATCAAATGGTTTAGGTTTAGATTTTGCAATAGAAATCATTTTTAAAAAACTAGTTCTTTTATCTGCTTTAGTACCACTTATTCCATCATCATGAAATATATATTTTTCTTCAATAAATATCCTGTTTTCTAAAGCATATTTTAAAATTAATTTTAATTGTGAAGTAGGAGAATATTCTACTTGATCATCAGTAGATACTCTGATATAAGCACATCCTTTAGTAAAATTTTCTTCACATTTTATATAGTAATCATTATATAATTTCTCAATATTTAAAAAATTATTATTTTTTTCATTCATTTTATTTGCTCCTAACTAAACTTTTATGTTATAATTAGGACATAGAAAAAGTCTATCGTGGTTGGTAAATTTTTTCTTACATAAGACATTTCTATGTCCTTATGGGATTCAGATGCCGAAATCATCTGAATTTTTTTTATACTATAATAGGGGTGGTTGAATTATGAAATATGATGATCTAATCAAAATTCTAATAGAATTAGATATTGATATAGAGTTGTATTTCTTATTGATAGAGGACTTTTTATAGTTCTCTATTATTTTTTTCATTCATTTTATCTTTAGCAATTTTCCATGTTTCAACATCAGGTTCTATTTCTTGATATTTAGAAGTTATATAATTCTTTTGTATATTCATCAAATCATTCATATTAACAGAATAATTTTTTTTTGATAATAATTTTAAGGATGACAGAAAAGCAATTATAAATCCCCAAACAATTTCAATAAAATATAATCCTTCAAAAAAATTAAATGAAAGAAAGAATATAAATACAATAACAACAGTCCAAATTAAAATAGTTTTCAAATAAGGGCTAATTGGTGCATCATTAGATAAAACATTTTCTTTTTTTAACTTTACGGTCTGAGGAATACCAAAAAACAAACTTAGCACTATCATTCCTAAAACTAATCTAAAAATAAAGAAAGAAATAGCAAATACAATTATATATATTAAAAGTTCCATATTTTACTCCTTTCCATTTAATTCTTTCATAATATCAGCAATTTTTATTAATTTATTAAAACTTTCTTCATCAATATTATCATTTTCATCCATAAGACCTTTATCCTTTAAAATTTTTTTATGATGTTCAAATTTATCTTCATTAATAGTATTTAATTTTTCATTCCAACTTAATAAATAATTAGCATCCACATTTAGATTCTTACATAGTGGAATTAAATAATCAATATCAGGTTTGTGTTTATCATTCTCCCAATCACTAATTGAATTAAAAGAAACTCCTATTTTATTTGCCAATTGTGTCTGAGTCATTTTTAAACTAATTCTAGCATCTCTTATTTTTGAGCCTAAAGACATTTAAATTCACCTCTTTGTAACATTATAATAACATTTTTTTGAACAATAGTAAATATTTTTTTTCGAAAAAATCGAAAGTATTTTAATTTTTATATTGACTTTTCGAACAAACCGAAGTAAAATATAATTAAATTTCGACAAGTTCGAAATAATAAGAAAGGAGATATTTATGGCTTACGGAAAACAAATAAAAGGCTTTCTTGTTGCAAATGGAATTAATCAAAATGTAATTGCAAAAGATCTTAAACTAAGTGATTCAACTTTTTCAGATAAATTAAATGAAAATGTAAAAATTAGTCTAGATGAATATGTTGATATTTTAAAAGCAATCAATAAAGTATCAAAATTTAAAGTTGATGCTAATTATTTTGTTAATAAAGTAGAAGAAACACAAAATAATAATTTAATTAATAATGAAAACTAAGTAATTCATAACCACGATAGACTGGAGGTATTAAATGCCAAAAGAAAAAAAAGAATTAAAAGTAGAAGTAGTAAATCCAAAAAGTGATAAAGAACGGGAAGAAACTATTGATAGGATCAATAAATTTTTAGAAATAAAGTACACAAAAAAAGATTCAGAGCCAAGCTATGAATCAACAACATTTATAAAATAAATACAAATAAATTATAACAAAGAATTATTTGTATGTCAAAAGGGTTATTGGTTGAAGTAGCAGGGAGACATAATGAATGAGTTAAATGGATTTATTTTACTAGACAGAAAGATGATTAATTGGGGATGGTATAAGGATGCTAATACATTTAGATTATTTATTCATTGTCTATTTAAAGCAAATTGGAAAGACGGAGAGTTTCAGGGAATAAAAATTCCTAGAGGAAGTTTTGTAACAAGTTTATCTAAATTAAGTGAAGAATTATCATCTAACAAACAGATTTGCACAGTACAGAATATAAGGACATCACTAAATCACTTAATTTCAACAAACGAGATAACAAACAAAAGTTTTACAAAATTCCGTATAATTACAATAAATAATTATGAAAAATATCAAAGTCTTAACAATTATCTTAACAAACAACTAACAAACAACCAACAAACAACCAACAAACAACTAACAACAATAGAAAACAATAAAACAATAAAACATAAAAACAATATATACAACAACAACATATACGATTTTGTGGAACAAAATTTTGGAAGAACACTAAGTCCAGTTGAATATGAAGAAGTTAATATGTGGAATGACACGGAATTAACTAGATATGCTATAAAGCAATCTGTAATGTTAAATAAATGTAGTATTAAATACATTTCAAGAATATTGAGTGCTTATGAAAGAGAGAACGTAAAAACCGTTCAACAAGCCCAAGAAAGGGAAAGAGAGTATGTTAAAGCACGAAAAGAAAAAACTACAAGAAAGTATAAAACTTCAACAGAGAGAAAAAATGAGGTGTTTGAAAGATTTTTAGCAAGTAAGGAGGTTTAGAATTGAATAAAAAAGAAACCATACATTTTATGGACAGAGTTAAATCACACTACCAAGAATTTATTATTGATGATTTTAAAATTTCTGAATGGTATGGAAAACTAAAAGACTATGATGCCGAAGATGTAAATAAAAAATTTGATGAGCATTTAGGTAGTGAAATTTATGGAGAAAGTATTCCTAAAATATACTTCTTAACTAAATATTTAACTCCAACAAAAGACAAGGGAAAAATAGTACATTACACAGTTTATTGTCCAAAATGTGGCTATGAAATACCTGATGAAGAATTTGAACATCATACTAAAAGATGCTATGAAGCATCAACAATAGTTAGAGATTTTAAAAAGTATTTTAATAGAAGTTTGCAAAAGAAAAAATTAATGAGCTTAGATGATGAAGACTTTGAAAAATTATATCAAGAATACCTAAATAAAATGCTTGATTGTGATAGAGTTGAAACTTTTAGAAAAAAAATATTGATACACATTATGTATCCAGAATATACAGATGATGACATAGATGAAATTATTAAAGAAATGGTAGGAAAGAAGGAAGAAGTTAATGAATGAAATTGCAGTAATTAAACAATTACCAGTAATCACAGAAAAAATAAAAGAGGTTGGAAAAGAGTTAGATGATAGATTAGAAAAATTAGATTTAGATAATCTAGTGTGTGATGAAAATAGCAAAAAAGAAATAAAAAGCTTAAAGGTTGAATTAGGAAAAGAATTTAAGGAATTTGAAAATCAAAGGAAAGAAATAAAAAATAAAATTATGGAACCATATGAAGCTTTTAATAAAACTTATGAAGAAGAAATAAAAGTAAAATATCAAAATGCTGATAGAACTTTAGGAGATAAAATCAATGAAGTTGAATCTGAATTAAAGCATAAAAAGGAAGTAGAAGTAAAAGAGTATTTTGAAGAATTATTAGAAAGCAACAATATAGACTTCATAGAATTTCATCAGACAAACATAACAATAACTTTAACATCAACATTGAAGAAATTAAAGGAACAAGCAAAAGATTTTGTTGATAATGTTGTAAAAGAACTTGCTATTATTGATACTCAAGACTACAAAGATGAGATTCTAATTGAATACAAAAAAGATTTAAATCTAAATAAAGCTGTTTTAGATGTAGTAAATAGACATAAAGAATTAGATGAACTAGAAAGAATTAAAGAAAGTGCTAAAGAAACAGTAGAACTAGAAGAAAAGGCAATAGAGAAAGTTGATGAAGTATTACAAGCACCAACTGAAGAAGATGTTATTGAAGGTCAAATGAGTATTGATGATTTTGAGCAAGAGGAAGTATTTGAAACTACATTCAAAGTTAGAGGAACAGGCTTACAAATACGAGAATTAAAAATGTTTTTAGAAAATGGAGGTTTTGATTATGAATCAATTACAGACTAAGCCAAAATTTAGTTTAGCAATACAAAGTGAAGGATATAAAAAATTAATTAATAATACATTAGGAGATCCAAAAAGAGCAGCAAAGTTTATTGCAAGTATTAGTAGTGCAGTAGCAACAAATAAACAATTACAGCAATGTGATGCAGGTAGTATATTATCAGGAGCATTACTAGGAGAAGCATTAAATTTAAGTCCATCACCACAGTTAGGACAATACTATTTAGTACCTTATGAAAAAAAAGAAAAAAGAAATGATCAATGGGTAACAGTAGAAACCAATGCTCAATTTCAATTAGGCTACAGAGGCTATTTACAATTAGCTATTAGAAGTGGACAATATCAAGATATTGATGTTATTGAAATACATGAAGGAGAATATCTAGGAAGAGATAAATTAACTGGTAAACACAAATTTGAATTCATAGAGGATGAAATAGCAAGAGAAAAAAAGCCTGTAATTGGTTATTTAGCATATTTTGAATATTTGAATGGATTTAAAAAGAGTCTTTACTGGACAAAAGAAAAAATGAAAAATCATGCATTAGAATATTCACAAGCATATGCAAGTGATATCAAGAAAAAAACTAAATATAGTTTTTGGAGTAAAGACTTTGATGGTATGGCATTTAAAACTATGTTAAGACAATTAATATCTAAGTGGGGTGTTATGAGTACTGAAATGCAAGAAGCGTTTGTAAAAGACCAAGCAGTAATTAATGAGGATGGTAATTACGATTACATAGATAGTCCTGAAGTTGATTTAGAACCTATTGTCGATGAAAAACCAAAAAAGGAACCTAAAGAAGAAAAGACTAAAGTAAAGAAAGTAAATCTAGATGAAATATAAAATATTAAATTCTGGTAGTGCTGGGAATGGTTTAGTTATAGAAGATACTATTTTAATAGATTGTGGAATTACATTTAAAAAGTTAAAAGATGACTATAAAAATCTAAAAATAGTTCTTCTTACTCACATCCACCAGGATCACTTTAATAAAGCTACTATTAAAAGATTAGCTAAAGAGAGACCTACATTAAGATTCGGATGTTGTAAATGGTTAGTTGAAAATTTAGTAAAGCTAGGAGTAGAAAAGAAAAACATAGATGTATTTACATTGGATAAAGTCTATGACTATAAACAATTTAAATTAATAGCAAATGAGTTATATCATGATGTACAAAATTGCTGTTACAAGATAAAAATAAATGGAAATAAATTAATATATGCAACTGATACAAATAAAATAGACCACATCATAGCAAAAAACTATGATTTTTATTTTATAGAGGGTAACTACTACAACGAAGAGGAATTAGATAAAAGAAAAATAGAAAAGTTATCTAAGGGAGAATATTATTACGAAGATAGGGTAAAAGATACTCACTTAAGTAAAGTACAAGCTACTGAATGGCTAATGGAAAATATGGGTATGAAATCACAATATATATTTATGCATGAACATAAGGAGTGAAAAATGATAGATACAAGTGAATATTATGGAGGAACTTATCCAGATCAACCTAATGAAGTAATAGATGATGATGATTATGATTTAGGATGGGATCTAGCAGATGAGTATCACGATTTAATGATGATAGGAGAGATAGGAAATGAAAACAATTGAAGAAATAAAAAAGACAAGAAATTTATTTATAGAAGCAGAAACAGAAAATGATGGAATGGGAGGTCATTATACCGATACACGCAATAACAAAAGATTAAATTTTATATTTAGTTATCAACTAGGATGGGAACATCTATCTGTAAGTATGCCAAGTAAAACACCAACATGGGATCAAATGTGCATGATGAAAGACATATTTTGGAACAAAGATGAAGTATGCATTGAATACCACCCAAGAGAAGAAGATTATGTAAATAATCATCCACATTGTTTGCATATATGGAGACCAACTGATGTTGAAATTCCTACACCACCCAGTATTTTAGTGGGATTTAAAGATGATGAAGAAAAAGAAACAATATTAGAAATGGCAAAACTAATGGGAGTAAGTATTAATAAATGGAAGTACAACAAAAGAGAAAAATAAAATATACACCACAAGGTTTTAGTTACATAGATGTAACATTAGAAGATTGTATAAATTGGGGTGGATTAGGAATATGTAATTCATGTGGAGGAACATATGAAAATTTAAAATTAATATTTGTTTTAACAGATACTTATTGTGAAAAATGTTTTAACAAATGGCTAAGAAGAAGTAAAAATATGTCTGAAGAAGATAGAGAATACGATTTGGAAATACAAGAAAGAATGGATAAAAAGTGGTATGAATATCATTTAGGGAGAATTGATGATGAATAAGGAAGAAATGACTTGTGAAAACTATTGTGATAAAGAAGGTAATTGTACTAAATGTGGAAATTGTTGTGCAGCAATGTTACCTATTACAAAAGAAGAAGAAAAGACTATTAGAAAATATATAGAAGATAATGATATAAAACCAGAATTCTTTTGTAATGAAACTGATATGAATTTACAATGTTGTTTCTATGATAGAACTAATAAATTATGCAAAATATATGATGTAAGACCTAGTATTTGTAGAAGTTTCAAATGCAATAGAGATAATAAAGAACTAGAGAAAGAAAGAAATGAGAATCAAGCTAAAAGCTATTGGAATCAAATAAAAGATGGACAAGAATTCAATGTAACGGATATGAGACTATTATTTTATGATGATCCAAGAAGCCTTTTAGGTAATTGTATTAGAGCAGTAACTAATGGAACTATGGAATGTACAAAAGAACAATTTGAATTTGTAAAAGATTATTTAAGAAAACATGGACAAGAAGAATTAGTTAATTGTATTAAGGAGGAGTACAAGTGAAAAATGAAAATTAATTATACTAAATTGATAAAACTTTTAATTTTAAAAGAAAATGAAATACAAAATCACTTGAAAAAAAATAACGAAGTTTGGGCATGCTATTTAGATAAGAAAAAAACAATTAGTATTTGCATAAAAGTAAAAAAATATGAAGATATGAAGGGGGAATTAAATTGAATGACAAAATATATCTAGAAAAAGCAGTAAAGTATCTAGGTAAACTACTAAATATGAAACCACTTAGAAATTCTAAAGAAATAAAAGAAGTAAAAGAAACTAGAGAATATCTAAATGGAATGATGTATGAAAAGAAAAAAATAAGATCCAAAAATGCAAATTCATATCTCTGGGTATTATGTACTGAAATGGGTAATGTATTAAAACTATCTAAAGAAGAGATATATCTAAATATGCTAAAAAGTTATGGACAAGTCCTAATGATACCTGTAGAAAAAGGAACAACACCTAGTGGCTTCTTTAAATACTATGAGTATGAAACATCAAGTCTGATAAATGGCAAAGAAGCTGATTGGTACAAAGTATATAAAGGTAGTAGTAATTTTGATAATAGAGAAATGTCTATCCTGCTGGATGGTGTAATTCAAGAATGTAACAACTTAGAAATACCTACTATAAGTGATCAAGAATTAGAAAGGCTAAAATCTACCTGGAATGGAGAATAAGATATTAGATACTACCTTAGAACTTTTAACAGAACAAATGATAAAAGACTATTTCAAATCAAAGACTACTAAAGAAGAAAAGTATATAGTTACTAAGCAAGACATATATGATTTTTCAATGAAGTTAATTACATTATTAATAACAATGAATGGAGAATAAATATGAAATTAGATAATATCAGAAATATGACAGACAAAGAAATATATACATTTATAAACAGAATATCTAATAATAATGGAAGGATATGCTGTAAGTGTGGACAAATAGTATATAGAGATAACAGGGTAACAATATCAAGAACAATAGATGTAGCACCTAAAAAAGTATGTTGTTTATGTAAGGAATGTTATTCTGATTTATTAGAATGGTTAGGAGTAAATGACTGTGAATAGATTAGGAGGAGTGATTATATTGAAATACATAAAACATTTTATAACTATAACAAAACACAAATATTATGTTGGTAAGTTTTGCTTTAAATGTGGCTTCTATAAAAGAGGATTACTACATGATTTAAGTAAATATAGTAAAACAGAATTTTGTAGTAGTGCTAGATATTTTCAAGGAAATAGAAGCCCAATAGATGCCGAAAAAGAAGATAGAGGATATTCAATAGCCTGGCAGCATCATAAAGGACATAATCCTCATCATTGGGAATATTGGATAGATAATGTAGGAACATATAAAAATACACCATGTAAAATACCCTTTGAATATGTAATTGAAATGATATGTGATTGGTTAGGTGCTGGTATAGTTTATTCAAAACAAAAAGTAGATTATAACAAGCCTTATAGTGAGCCATTAGAATATTATAATAAATGCAAAAACGAAAGAATATTCCATGAAGATACACAATGGCTAATTGAGTTTTATTTAAAAATGATAAAAGAAAAAGGTATTAATTATTTTTGCAAATACATTAAAAAGAACGAAGGTCAAGAATGGGCATCTTATATGAATTTATATTAGATTTATTTAAGGAGATAATAAAGTGACAGAAAAAGTATTATTAAATAGTGGATATAAAGAATTTGAAGTACCAGTATCAATGCCTTATGCAAATAGATTCTTCCAAAAGAAAATTAAAGATGAAAAAGGAATTAAATATTTTATAGATGTATATGAATATGAGATACAAGATAGTCTTTTATATGAATATGAATTACATTCGCAAAAAAGAAATTTTTGGATAACTACAACACTACATGGAATAGATGGTATGACTATTGAAGAAATAGAAAAAGAAATAGAAAATATGTGGGCAAGTTGTAAATTCAATTATTATGAGAGGTATGAAGATGAAAAATAAAGAGATAGAGTCCATATTAAATGAATTAAAAATAAATGTTAACAAACATTTTGAAAATCCACTTAAATATACGAAAGAATATAAAGATTATGTTTTATTATCATACATAGAACAACTAGAAAAAGAAAATGAAAATTTAAAACAAAAACATTATTTAATTGAAGGTGGTAGAGGTAATCTTAAATCATATACATTAAAATTAGAAAAAGAAAATAAGCAACTAAAAAATAATAGAGATAAAGCAATTGAAATTTTATCAGGTTCATATTGTACTTATGATGATGTTATTAAAATATTAAAAAGGTGATAGTGATGAATAAAGAAAAAAATATTGATGAATACATAAAAGATGTATGGGGAAATGATACAAAAAGATTTATTATAAATAGTCATGTAGAAGCATATATTCATAGATTAGAGAGAGAAAATAAAAATTTACAAAAGAAAGCAGAACTAGGAGAACACTACAAACATTTATATAGTGAAGTAAAGAAACAAAAAGATGATGTTGTTGAGTATATAAAGAAAAATATTTTAATAGGTTATGACAAAGTTGGCTTTAATAAAGATATTGTTGCTGGAATAGTTGTAAATGATTTATTAAGAATGTTAGGTGAAACAGATGAGTAAAGAAAAAATAGAAATTAGTCTAGAAGAATACAAAGAATTGTTAGAGATAAAAGGTAAATATGAAGAATTAAAAGAGCATCCTGAAATAAAATATATTTATATTTATGAACCATATCCAACAAAAATAATAGATTATACACCAAAAGTAACTTGGGAATTAAGGTAGGTAAAATAGAATGAAAAATAGAGAAATAGCAGGAGTAAAAGTATTTGTATCAAATGAGGCTTATGATGAATATAAAGGAACGTTACAAGAACAAATAAACAAATTACAATCCAACTGGAATAGTTTAAGAGAGTGGTTACAAAGTGCAATATATGAAACACTTGATAATTATGAAAGAGAAGCATTACAAGATGTATTAGATAAAATGAACGAATTAGAAAAGAGGAATGAAGAATGAAAGATAGTTACGAATTTGAAGTAATATGTAAAAATGCAATTATAAATTATTACAATAATAGTGCAGAAATAACAGACAATTTTAAAATAGGAATTAAAGATGTATATGTTGTATGGATGTGTAAAACATTACAAAATAGTAAAGCATTGTTAAGCACAAATGCTAATGATGGAATGTATTATGAATTAACTTACAATGGAGATAAAAAAGAATTATATATGGATGCTTATAAGAAATGGCAAAATATAAAGCTTGAGGAAAAGAATTTTGATAATGTAGTTCATATTAACGAATTAGAAGGGAAGGATAAAGAATGAATACATGTGAATTAATAATTAAATTAGTAGATAGTCTAACTTCTCATGGAAATTTACCAACAAATATTAATAATATAAGTTGGTTATGTACTAGTGAAGGTGGAGATTTTGAAAAGGTAATATTAAATACAAATGATGATAGTGAATTAGAAGGAGGAAAAGATGAAAAAATATAGAATAGTAAATATTGATGGCAGTTTTGGATTATTCTTAAATGAAGAATATGAAGGAGAAGATAGTGTAGATGTTAAAGAACAAATAATGGAAGAAATTATGGAAAACATAGGTAATTACATAGACATAGAATTAGAGGAAATAGATAATGATAGCAATGTATGATTTAGAAGATAATCTAATAACAATATTTGATACATACAAAGAATGTGCTAAATACTTTAATACATCAGTAGATGCTATACAAAGCCATATATGTAGAAGTAGACAAGGTAAGATAGATAAGAAGAAAAATGGTAAGAGCTGGTGTAGGCTATATAGGATGGAGGAATAATATGCCTAATAAAGAAGTATTAAATATTTTAAATAGAATAAAAGGTGTGTCAGTAAATGATACAGATAATATTAAATTAATTTTAAATAAGGAAGAAGCAATTATGTTATGTAACTATCTAAAAGAGCTTAGAGATCAACATAATAAAGAAACTGATTTAATAATGGAAATACATACAAAAATATTAAAGTACTATAATGAGTAAAGGAGATAACAATGATATATGAGGAATACTATAGCAAATATTTAGATTACAAAAAAACAATAAAAGAAATACATATATTAGAAGATAAAAAAGTGTCTTTAATGAATATGGTAGATGTTAAGGCTACTAATCCAGAAGATGATCCTAATACAATAAAAATATTTGAAGATAAGGTTGCTAATTATGTAGCTGAATTAGAGATAACTGAATCTAATTTAAAGAAAAAAGAAAGTATAAAAACTGAATTAAAAAGTCAATTAAAGAAAAAAGAAGAAGAACTTAGAGAAAGTAAAGAAACATTAGATAAGATATACTTATATAAGTACATAGACAGATTAAAGTATTTTCAAATTTGTAAAAAAATAAATTATGAAAAATCTTCTTTATACAATTTTCTAGATATCATAAAAAAAAGTTTAAAAAATATTAGAGATAATAAAAGTTTGGAAAAAAATGGAAAAATATAGGTTTATAATGGTATTGTGAAATTATAAAATATTAGTTTCACAAAAAAGTTGCATAATGTACACTTCCTTATTGTTTTTTTTCGACCTATTAATTCCTACCTCCATTGCTATAGATTTTAATAATTTTTTATAGACAAAGAATACTCCTTCTTGTCTTTTTTATTTGAAAAGAGGTGCAGGGATATGAAAGGATTAACTAATCAACAAAGAAAATTTTGTGAAGAATATGTCAATAATGGTAATAATGGAACACAAGCATATTTAAAATCTTATAAATCATGTAAGAAAGAAGAAACAGCTATGGTAAATGCTAGTCGTTTGCTAAGAAATGCTAAGGTTAACAACTATGTAACTGAATTAAGACAAAAATTACAAGATAAAGCCATTATGACAGCTGAAGAAAGAATGAATTGGTTGACAAAAGTAATAAATGGAGAAATAAAAGAAAAAACTGCAGTTTTAAAAACTAACTATGAAACTGGAGAAGAAGAAATGATAGAGAAAGATTTTCCAAGTAAGTTAGATACGAAGCTTAAATCATTAGATATTTTAAACAAGATGACAGGGCAGTATGTAACCAATTTAAATGGGAATGTTAATTTATCATTTGAAGAAGTATTAAAAAAAGTAAGTGAAAAAGATGAATATTAATACTAAAAAATACATAGAAGAATTTATCAAAATAAGAGATAAAGCAGGAAAGATAATTGATTTAAAACTTAATCAAGGACAACTAAAACTATATGATGCTATAAAAAAACAACATAAAGCAGGTAAACCAATAAGAATTATAGTATTAAAGGCTAGACAGATAGGTTTTAGTACATTAACAGAAAGTATTATATTCAAAAACACAGCAACTAAATTTAATGTTAATGCTGGTATTATAACTCATAAAGAAGAAGCAACAACTAACTTATTTAATATGAGTAAAAGGATGTATGATAATCTTCCTAGAGAGATAAAACCATCATTAAAAAGAAGTAATGCTAAAGAATTAATCTTTGATAATGATAAAGGCACAGGATTAAAAAGTAAAATAAAATGTATGACAGCTGGATCAAGTGGTGTAGGTAGGTCAGATACATTTAATTACTTACATATATCAGAGTTAGCCTTTTGGGGAAATAATGCAAAAGAAACTACAGTAGGATTATTCCAAGCTGTCCCTAATTTACCAGATACAATGATAGTAATAGAATCAACAGCTAATGGCTATGAATATTTCAAAGAATTGTGGGATATGGCAGTAAGAGGAGAAAGTGATTTTATTCCTGTATTTGTAGGGTGGAATGAATTAGATGATTATAGAATACCATACACAGGATTTGAATTAACTGATTATGAAAAGAAGATTCAAAAAACATATAATTTATCATTAGAACAATTAAGTTGGAGAAGATGGTGTATAAAGAATAACTGTGGTGGTGATGTAGAACAGTTTAAACAGGAATATCCAATTAGTCCACATGAAGCCTTTATAAGTAGTGGAACTTGCATATTTGATAAAGAAATAATAATAAATAGAATATCGGAGTTACCTAAGCCATTAAAGATAGGTTATTTTTCATATAAATATGATGATACAATGCCTAAAGGTAAGAAAATCAGTGATATTAAATGGGTAAATGATAAAAATGGATATATAGAAATATATGAGAAACCAAACATTTACAAATACTGTATCGGTGGTGATACTGCTGGTGAGGGATCTGATTATTTTACTGGTCATGTCCTAAATGCTAAAACTGGTAAACAAGTTGCAAGATTAAGGCATCAGATGGATGAAGATTTATATGTAAGGCAAATGTATTGTCTAGGCTATTATTATAGTTATCTAACTAAACAAAAACTATTAGAGCCAGCTTTAATTGGAATTGAATCTAATTTTAGTAGCTATCCTAATAAAGAATTAGTAAGACTCGGCTACCCTAATCTTTATGTAAGAGAAAAAGAAGATAGATTTAGTGGTGTAATGGATAAATCTTATGGATTTAGAACTACATCAGTAACAAGACCTGTAATAATAGCTGAATTAGTAAAAATAGTTCGTGAAACAGTAGAACTAATAAATGATAAATTGACACTAGAGGAAATGCTAACATTCGTAAGAAATGAAAAAGGAAGAGCAGAAGCTCAAGAAGGATCTCATGATGATTTAGTTATGGGATTAGCAATAGCATACTATATAAGAAATCAAGTTGTCTTTGAAATAGAACCAATTAATATAGAACAACAATTTGATTTTAACATTGATTTTGATAATAATTATGACTATGGAGAGGAAATCGAAGTAATCTAATGTTACCTTTATAGGTAGCATAGAGTAGATATATGTTTTATTTTTGATGCAGAAACGATGGAAGCCACTGCTGATAGCTCAATGACACTAACGAGAATAATAAAATAAAATATGTAAAACATAGTGTGTGTATAGAATTTAGGTCGACCATTCATATACAAGTGTTATCTTATATCTATTCTATGGTACTTATAAAAAGTATCACTTAAAATACTACCTTTTAGGTAGTACACCAATGATATACTGATATACCTCCTTTAAAGGTAGATTACATATATCCAAAGAACGAAAAAATGTAATTATATATCATTGGTGTAGTGCTTATGAGGCACTTTTTTTACTTCAATAATACTGCACTACCTTCATAGGTAGTGTACTGGTAATATATGAAAATTTATGTGTAGTTAAGGTTTTTAGTTAATTAAAAGGAATATAAGTTAATGAAATTCTACATAGTTTAATTAAGACAATTCCTAGTTATGATGAGAGTTCTAGAATCTTGTTGTAATAATTCCTTGTATATTACTGGTACAGTACTTATGAATATAGTAAATATTAAATCAAAGAGGTGAATAAATTAATGAAAAAGAGAAGATATAGAGAATTATATGGAAATCAAGAAAAGAAAAAGAAGAAAAAAAATAAAAATAAAGATAGAATTCAGGAAATAGAAAACAAAGTAAAAGAAATAGAAGAATCAGGAAAAGAAAAAAAAGGATTAATATTTTTTGAAAAAGCAATAAAGAAGAAAGCTAGTGAAAAGGATGACGCTTGAGGTCATTCTTTTTTGTAGTATTTTTGGGTTATTTATAATGGCATCATACACCTTAGGATTAAGAAATGGACAAAGGTTGGCTAGAAAACAAGAGGTAAAAATGCCAGAAGTAAATCCAGTAAAAGTAGTTAAAGAAATAAAAGAAAATAAAGAATTAGAAAAAGAACAAGATGTTTTAGAAACTATCTTAAATAATATTGATATTTATGATGGAACAGATGCAGGACAAAAAGAAATACCAGATTAAAGAATAGAAGGTGTAATATGAGACCAGAAGAATTACCAGTTACAAGTTTATGGGAACTATTTGAGATAGGTAAAAATTATAATAGAGGGAGAAATTTATATACAGATACAGATAGAAATTATCGTATGTATAATGGTGATCAATGGCATGGATTAAAAGCTAAAAATATAGAACCAGTACAATTAAATATAATTAAACCTATAGTCAAATATAAAGTAAGTACAATAAATAATAATCTATACCTACCTATATATAGTGCTGAAAACTTTGAAGATGAAGATTTTAAAGAAGTAGCAAAAAAGACTTGTGAATTATTAAATAAATATGCAAGAAAGATATGGGAAAAAGATAGTATGGATTATAAAGCAAGAAGTATGACAAAACATAGTGCTATTAATGATGAATGTCCTATATATGTAACTTATGACAACGAAGAAAATATGCCTATAAATGAAATACTATCAAAAAATGATGTTTATTATGCAAATGAAAATGATAGTGATATACAAAATCAACCTTATATAATAATAAAACAAAGAAAACCAGTAACAAATATAGTTGAAATGGCAAAAAAAGAGGGTGTTTCAAAAGATAAATTAAAATATATAATTGGTGATAATGACACTTCAGAAGAAGCTGGAGATGCAGCAAAAGATGAAGTAGATAATATGTGTACATTAGTTACCAAATTATATAAAAAGGATGGAACAGTACATTTTTCACAAGCTACACAACACTGTGATATTAAAAAAGATAAAGATACTGGACTAACATTATATCCACTTACTCATATGATATGGGAAGAAAAAGAAGGTAGTGCAAGAGGAGAAGGAGAAGTTAGATACTTGATTTTTAATCAACTTGAAATAAATAAAACAATAATGAGAAGATTAATTTCAGCTAAAACAACAGCTTATCCACAAAAAATTGTGGATATATCAAAGATATCTAATCCAAATGCTGTTGATAAAGTTGGAGGAAC